ATGGCAACACTGACCGAGCAGCTACAGGAAGCAGAGCGTGAATATCACGCCCTGATCACCGGGAACAAACCCCGGGTAGTGGTCGATCAGAACGGTGAACGTGTCGAGTTCACTGCGGCCAACGCCGGCCGGCTGATGCAATATATTCAGAGCCTGAAAGCGCAACTGAACAGAGCGAATCGCGGACCCATGCGGGTGTATTTCTGATGGCAGATCAGCTAGACCTTTTGCAGGACAAGAAGCCTGGAACCCAGATGGCTTCGAGTTTTGAGGGCGCCAGTCACGTCAACCGAGAGTTGGCCATGTGGCATCCGGCCCTCCGCTCCGCTGACGCCGAAATCCTCCCAGATAAAGACTCCCTCGACGCCCGCGCCCTGGACCTCCAGCGCAATGATGGCTACGTCCACGGTGCTGTTCAGAACCACAAAGACAGTATCGTTGGCGGCTTTTACCGACTGAACTCCAAACCCAACTACAAACACCTGGGTTTGAGTGAACAATGGGCCGAGGAATTTCAGGAAGCCATTGAGGCCCGGTTCGGTCTGGCATCGGAGTCGCCGGACTGCTGGTTCGACGCTGCCGGCCAGATGACTTTTTCCGAAATGATCCGTCTGGCCATCGGCACCACGATGATGTCAGGTGAGTCACTGGGTACCGTGGAGTGGCTTAAAGGTCAACGTCGGCCGTTCAAGACGGCGATTCAGATGATCGACCCGATACGCCTGAGCAACCCGTACAACGACTTCAACAGTCCGATCTGGAAGAAGGGGATTCGCTTCGACCGGATGGGTCGGGCGGTTGAGTACGCCATCCGGTACACCATGCCTGGCGACATGTGGGACTTCGAGAATCAGTTCCGATGGAAGACGATTCCCGCTCGGAAACCGTGGGGACGCAAGCAGGTGCTCCACTACTTCGAGCCATACCGGGTGGGACAAAGTCGGGGTGTCAGCGACCTGGTGTCGATCCTCAAGCAGAGCAAGATGGTCGGCAAGTACCAGGACGTGGTGCTGCAGAACGCCGTATTGAACGCCACCTATGCCGCGGCCATCGAATCGGACATGCCGCCGGCCGACGCCTTCGAGTCTATCGGTGGTGGCGAAGACCCGCAGCAGGAATGGGCAGCGAACTATCTGCAGTCCATCGCCGCGTACACCGGCAGCAGCAAGAACATGCACATCGACGGTGTGAAGATTCCCCACATGTACCCCGGCACCAAACTGAAGCTGCAGAACGCCGGCCAGCCCGGTGGTGTGGGTACCGGTTTTGAAGAAAGCCTGTTGCGGCACTTGGCCGCCGGCCTGGGTCTGAGTTACGAGGAATTCAGTCACGACTTCACCAAGACCAACTACTCCAGCGCCCGAGCGGCCATGGGGGAGACGTACAAGCGTCTGCAGGGTCGCAAGAAGGCCGTGGCCGATAAGTTTGCCACCGACATTTTCCGCCTGTGGTTCGAGGAACAACTGAACTCCGGCGCTTTCGACGATGTGTTGCCGGCGAACGCCCCGAACTTCTACGAGGGGTTGAACGCTGACGCCTACTGTGCCTGTTCCTGGATTGGTGCCCCACGGGGTCAGATCGACGAACTCAAGGAAACCCAGGCGGCCATTGCCCGGATCGACGCCGGTCTGAGCACTTACGAGAAAGAGTGTGCCCGCTTCGGTGATGACTTCCGGGAAGTGTTCCGTCAGCGCAAGCGTGAACAGAACATGATCGACGACATGGCACTGACCCTTTCCACCGCCGGCGCCGAAGGCACCATGGACGCAGGTGGTGACGCCAACGATGAGAGCCCTAAACGGGGTGAAGAAGGTGATGACGATGAGTAGAACCCTGGACCTGCGGCCACGGTTGCTGAATGCACCGCTGATGATGAGCCAGGAATCGGCAGAGTCGTTCGCCGCACTGGCCCCGGAATCGTTCCTCATTGAGGACGCCCCGGAGAATGCCGACGAACTCATGTTCGACTGGATGTTCGACTCCCAGTCCAACCGCAAGCCTTACCGGATGGTGGGTGACAGCGCCGTGATCCCGGTCACCGGGGTACTGCTTCATCGGTTCGGCTGGTCCTTCGGTTTCGCCACTGGTTATGACTACGTACGGGCATTGTTCGATATTGCCCTGCAGGATGAGGACGTTGAAGGCGTGATCTTCGATGTGCACTCCGGTGGGGGCCAGGTGGACGGCTGCTTTGAACTGGCAGATCACATTTTCGATAACCGGGATGTGAAGCCGTCCGTCGCGGTTGTCAATGCTCATGCTTACAGTGCGGCCTACATGATCGCCAGTGCGGCGGGTAAGATTGTGGTACCGAAGACCGGCGGGGCTGGCTCCATCGGTGTGGTCACCATGCACGCGGACATGTCGAAGGCGCTGGAAGAATTTGGCGTCAAGATTACCTTCATCCATGCAGGCAAGCACAAGGTGGATGGAAACCCGTACCAGGCACTGCCTGATGATGTGCGGGAGAGAATTCAGGCTCGGATCGACGAGTCATACGGCATGTTTGTAGATGCCGTGGCCCGTAATCGGGGTTTGAGTACCGAGGCTGTAAGAGCGACAGAGGCACAGACATTCAGTGCCAAGGAAGCTGTCAGTCTCGGATTGGTGGATGCTGTTGCTTCTCCCGAGGAAGCGATGACAGCGTTCGTAGCCGAACTGAACGGTGAGTCAAAGGAGACCGTCATGGCGATTCAAAATAAGGCCACCCAGAAAGCCGGTCAGCAGGCCGCGGACGCGGGTGGTAACGAGGACGTGCTTACACAGACCGACCTGGATGCCGCGAAGGCTGAAGGTGTCACCGAGGGGCGCAAACTGGAGCGTGATCGCTTCGGCGCGGTTATGGAGTCCGAGGCATTCACTGGTCGGGAAGGTCTGGCTAAGAAGATGCTGGCAAACGAGGCGCTTTCCGCCGATGAAATCAACGATATGTTGGCGACATCACCAGCGGTTGAAACGCCGAGCGCCGAGGGCGGTAACGCTTTCGAGAAGGCCATGGACACCAGCAGCAACCCCGAGGTGGGTGCCGAAGGTCAAGATGCCGACCAGGGCGCCGACCAGGGCAACCCCCTACTGCGGGATTACGGTCTGGCAACCGGTCAGAAATTTAACTGATCGGTCTCTGACCGGGACCGACCGGAAGGTTAAACGCTCAATACGGGAGAAACGAAATGAGCACACTTGCTTCCAATGAAACGAATTCTTATCAGCCGCCCGAGCTCTTTGCTGGCGATGCACCGGTGGTCACCAATGCCCACCAGTTTGCTGCCAGTCTGGAACTGCCGGCCAACTCTATCGTGGCCTTCAATGGCAGCGGTGAACTGGTTGAGTGGTCACCTGGTGCAACCGACGGCACTGAAGTGGCCGTGGGTATCACTTGCGAGGTGGTGGACACCACCGGTGGCGCAGCCGTGAACCCGGTGTATGAAGGTGGTTACTTCAACACCGATGCACTGAACTGGCCGGCGGGTGCAACCGCTACCCAGAAGCAGAACGCCTTTGCGGGCACTGCGATCCACCACCGCGCACTCGGTTATTCCGGCTAAGCGGTAACCCTCAGAAACTGAAGGAGTCATAATCATGGCATTTACGCCTTACACTACCCATGAAATGCTCGGGGTTATCAATAATCTGCCGCGCCCGAGTGCCTTCTGGCTCAACCTGGCTTTCAAACAGCAGGTGAACTTCCAGAGCCAGTTCATTGACTTTGACCAGATCGACAAGGGTCGCCGTCTGGCACCGTTCGTCGCGCCGACTGTCGCCGGTAAACCTATGAAGGCTGAAGGCTACAACACTCGCCGGTTCGCGCCGGCCTATGTGAAGCCGATGATGCCGGTGGACCCGGAGCGTCTGATCAAGCGGATGGCAGGTGAGCCGTACACCGGCGCCATGAATCTGCAATCCCGTCGCAACGCTATCGTGGCAGACATCCTGTCCGAGGAACGCGACATGATCTATCGTCGCTGGGAACTCATGGCTGCCCAGGCCGTGATGAACGGCGAGGTGATTGTTGAAGGTGAGGACTACCCGACCCAGACCGTGGCATTTGGTCGTGACGCCAACAACACCATGGTATTGAGTGGCACCGACGTGTGGAGCGACACCAGCAACTCCAAACCACTGAGGGACCTGGAGGGATGGTCCCTGTCCATGGCCCGCGCCGGCGGCTACCCGGTCACTGACTGGGTGATGGGTGTGGATGCCTGGCAGTCGTTCTGGGAACACCCGGACGTTCAGAAGCAACTGAACACCGACATCAAGAACTCCAGCCAGACCATGTTGGACCTGGGGATCAACCAAGCCGACGAGAACGGTGCCATCATTCAGTTGAAGGGCACCCTCGGTTCCGGCATTCGTGTGTGGGTGTACTCCGACATCTATGAGGACGACGACGGCAACAACGTCGAAATCATGGACTCCAAGGCGGTCGTCGGTATCAACCCGACCGGGGTTCAGGGTGTGCGCTGCTTCGGTGCCATCATGGACGCTGAAGCCGGTTACCAGTCTCTGGATATTTTCCCGAAGAACTGGCCCGAACAGAATCCGTCCGTCGAGTACGTGATGTCTCAGTCGGCACCGCTGATGGTGCCCCGGCGTCCGAACGCGACCTTCAAGGCGACCGTTCTGGCGTAAACGGGTAACGTCCCGGGGTACTTTTGTGCCCCGGGATACAACTAACAGTTGAGTTTAGGGTGATCTCCCATGAAACTGACAGCAATCAACCGAGTACAGGGCGTCAAGGTCCTGGCAGGCAAAGGTAAGGGTGGTAACACCGCCTACGCCAACGACGTATTTGAACCCAAGACCACCGCCGAAGGTGAACGTCTGGTCGAATTGGGGGTGGCCGTGGAATATAAGGTGCACGACCCGCTGGCCGATGCTGAAGCCGAAGAAGGCGGCAAGACCAAGAAGACTACCACCAGAAAGACCGCGACCAAGAAGACGGGTGGGCAGAAAGCCGAAGACGGCTCTGACACCGCGAATGATGAAGACCTGGGCCTGGGTGAGTAAGTGAACTGGGCTCTCGTCAAGCAAAAAGCCCGGGATGCCGTCCATGGGACATTCTCTGTCCCGGGCTTTTTCACCGACGCCAGCAATGTTGACCTGCCGATCACCGTTCGCTTGCACCGGAAGTCGGCTTACATCGGGGACGATTACGACGAGTTCTCCCCGGGTCTTTTCTCAGAGATCAACCGTGTGATTGTTGATCTGCGAGAAGTGACCCCGCAGCGAGGTGCTGTCATCCGCATTCCGGACTTCGAGGATGTGGAGGTGACCATCGAGAATTACAGGGCTCAGGGTGAGTATTATGCCCTGTGTGAGGTGAGGACATGAGCCTGGGTTTACAGTTCAACGTGACCGGCGACAAGGACATGGTGGACTACCTGCGGAAGTATCCCAAGGTGGCCCGCAACGCTGCCCGCCTGGCGATCAACGACACGATCCGACGGGGCCGCCGGCAGGCCAAGCAGGAAATCCTGAAGCAGGTTAACCTCAAACCGAGTTATGTGAACAAGACCCGGTTGACGGAAAACCTGGCCTCCAACGACAACCTGACGGGTTCTATCGTTGGTCGGCGCCGTCCGACCTCACTGGCTCGGTTCGACTCGGTGGCACTCTACCAGCCGAACCGCACCAAGTCAGGCCGTAAACCCGCCGGTGTCACTGTCCGGGTGAAGCGTGGTCGCAAGAAGATTCCCAACGCCTTCCTGATCAACCTGAAGGCCGGTAACCGGGACGGTGCCAACCAGGGACTTGCAATCCGGGTGCCCTCGGGTAAAAAGCCCCGCCGCCGGTTCAACGCCAAGCCGCTCTACAAGAATCAGAGTAGTGACGTGTACCTGCTGTACGGCCCGTCTATCCAGCAGGTGTTCGACGACGTGGCCGAGGACCTGGAGCCGCAACTGGGCACTTACCTGAACCGTGAGTTCCGGCGTCAATTCGGGAGGTTGTATCGTGGCTGAGAGTAAGCGACTGCAGATTCTCAAGGCCCTGACCACTCACCTGGAAGGTGTTGACGGTTACGACCTGACCAACAAGGTGTGGCGTGGCCGTAGCCGTCCGGCTGATGAAAGCGTGGCCCCGTTCATAATCTTGTTTGAAATGCCTCCTGAAGCAGAGAACCAGGCAGACGAACGGGTGGCCTCAATGCCTTGGTATATCGGCATTCAGGGTTACATCGGAATAGACAATGTTCATCCGACTGACCCGGCCCACGACTTCATGGCCGCCGTGAAGGCCCGGGTAGGGCAATTGCTGGACGACGGTGGTGCTAGCCGACCACCGGCCGATTACATGCTTGGTGGCCTGGTAGAGAACCTTCAGGTGGATGGAGGTATGTGCTTCGACGGTGATGAAACAATCAATTGTTGTTTTTTCGCCCTGAAGTTGACTCTGACCGTGGTGGAGAACTTGGGAGACCCGTATGCGGAAGCGTAAACAGAATCAGCCCGTCGAGGGAGACGTTCTGGGTGAACCTGTCCAGAAGGAAGCCCTTGAAGGGGAACTGGTCACCGGACCCCGGGAATACACCCTGGAGAAACCCATCACCTATAAGGGTGACTCCAAGGTGCCCGGGAATAAGGTGGAATTGAACGACCGACAGGCCAAGCGGCTGAAAGGGTCGGGACACATTTGACGACGTAGGAGACTACAG